CGAAATAAGTATTGGCGATATCACGCCACAATTGCCAACAAAAAAGTCCTCGATGCATCACGCACCGAGGACTCAAAGAGTTCATTTATCTAATTTTCATGTGCCATGAAAACAGTCAAAATCAAATTAGCGACACGTTAGAGAGTTCCTTTCCGAACTCATGGATGGCATTTTCTATTTCTTCAAGTCGCTTTGCGCTTGGTTTTCTGTTGCCAGAAACATATTGGCGCATAAGTGAATGGTTGATACCTATACGTTTGGCGAGCGGTGTAATAGATATGGGGAACTTATCGAAGAAAGCCCAGATGTCGTATTTGAAAGACATCTCAAGCTCTGGAATAGCCCGACCCATATCATTATACTCTTCTCTTGCGACAAGAAGATCTTTAACTGCTGCATCAACAGTGGAGCCATAACCTGCTATGCCGCAATTATTAATTGTGCCATCAATAAAGCAAGAGCAATTCTTTTCGCCCGGTTGCTTTTCTACAAAAACAGTCACTTTCATATATACTTATTGTTTGTCGTCAACTAAAAAGAGTTCTTCTATTTAATTTTTTTAATCTAAGGAATCCGACCCCGAGGGGTCAGACTCCAAATAGATTAACCAAGAAGCGCCTTGAGAATACTTTTTAAAGTTCCCGTGCTTACTTCATGTGCGCCATGTCGAGGAACTGAAGCCGTTCTGTCTGTCTTAGGATTAATCCAGATGTCGTGCTCGCTGCCCCTCCTCAAACAGCAACACCCGTTGCGCTTGAGTAAACGTTTTAATTCGTTTGCTTTCATTTGGCTTAAAAATTAATTTAAAGAACTCTTTATCCTTATTGGACAATGCAAAGGTAGCAATAATGTTACATACTACCAAATGTTTTGGTAACTTTTTTGCTATCTTTTCAGAAAAACAAAAAGCCGCCGACGCATCACGCGCCAGCGGCAGTTAAAGACATAAACTATTGTTTTATGAGTAATACAAGAATTTAGCCATAAGTGTTGGTTGTGCCACCTGAGCCTTGGAACACAGGTTTAGTCTCGGCACCAATACAGAGGACGTCGAAGGCATCTGAGCCATCGGTTCTGGCCTCCAATTTGTCTTCTTCCGTCTCTGCGAGTTTTTCACCGCTCTTGTCTTTCTTGCCATTACGCACGCCCGCAGACGTTATGGATATGAGCAAGTCAGGGTTGTTGTCGCGGTTGATAAGGACCTGTAGCCTTGCCCTTCCACGAAACATCTTGTTGATGAGTGCATTCTTCTCTATGTGGTTCATTGGGTTTCCGAGATACACTTCTCGGATAGACCACCCCATAGCTCTCAGTGTGCGCACCACCTCCTTGTGTGGATCATTATAGTGAAGGCCCCAGTTTGTACCTACCATAGTAGAGTCATAATAGAAGATGACTTGACGCCGGCGATGGAAATGGTAGTAATTGTTGAAGTCCTCGAGGATTTCTGGTATCTTACGCTCATATTTCACGAAGAACGATTTGAGCACATGTAGCTTCGATTTCTGCACCTGTCCTACGACAAGCCAGTTTATGAGGTTGTTAGTGTCGAATGCGATGAGCAGAGGAAGCCTATCGTCTCTGTCGGCATCCATGCGGCAATCGTTAGGCAGCATGCCGCCATCAGCCTTGTTGAGGTTGTATAGGTTCAGCACAGACTCGTTGGGTGCCGTATAAAGGTTTGTTGTCTCGCTCAGACCGCCGTAGAAGCCATCTGCTGAAATACCCACCCTTTGGCACATGATGGAAGATGCGAACGTCAGCGGTGGAAGGTCACGTTTAGCCCGTCGTATGAACTCCTCTCCAAGGAGAGCAAGGTTCTCGATCGACGAATACTCTTTGTAGAGTAGACATTTTGATCTGAAAAAGTCAAGCTGTCGGTTAAGCTCAATGAGTCTGTTGTTTAAGGATTCATGCTGCTCAGGATGTTTAACCAGTTTCTGTCTTAGCTTCCATATCTGAAAGATGAGACCCTCAATGACCTTGACAAGCTTTGGATCTTGTTTGTCTTTGTACGACAAGAACCATGACCCTTTCTTCGTGACAGGCATATCAGATGTTATCGTCATGCCATGGTGTAGCGGGAAGTTGTGGAAGTACATCTCGTTGCCGCGGTTAGCTTGAAACGTCTCATCCTTCAGCTGTTCAAAGTCGATAAATTTTGCCTCGTCTATGATGAGATAGTCGAGCGACATGGAGTTAGACGTGCCTGAGCGGTCTTGTGAGATGACGTTACAGACAGAACCGTTGTAAAAGCTTATGGTGTTTTCCCAGTTTGCAGGACTGAAGATAGGCGTTTTCCAATGTAGTTTTTTCCATGGTCGTCTTCCAACAACATAGTGAAGGTCTCGTTTGAACCCCCACCGTTCAAGATGAATGAGCATTGACGGCAGGATATTCGTAAGACAACGTTTAACAGAAGGAGCCACGAAGCCGCCCATGGAGCCGGGCATGCCTTGGAAGCACGACTGCAGGCGTCGCGCCTGGATGGCACCCTTGCCGACGCCACGTCCTGCCACGATTACCTCGTCGCGCGTATTCATGGCCAAAGCATAATATTGCGCATCGTTAAAATATTGTCTGTTAGGCTGCTCTATATTATCATTCATCATCTTCAGCATTTATTTCTTCGTGGACCTCTTCAAAATCGGCTTCTTGAATAGTTGTATTAGAGTACTTCTTGTAAAGTGCTCTAATCTTTCCGCGTAGGTCAGGAATGCGTTCAATGCCCAAAACAGTAGGATCATCCGTCGGCTCAAAGTTCTGTGGCACGATTTTGTCAAACTCAAGGTCTGGCTCATCGTCCTTGTCTGTTCTGTTGTTGAGCACCCATACTTTAGTAAGAGAGGCAACAGAACGAAGGTCGCCAGCCCTACGGGCAGCAGTAATATCTTGTTCAATGGACTTGTTTATCTTCCACCTCATAAACTCTTTTGTCGTTTGCTGAAGGTTTCCGAGCAGCACCTTAACAAGGTGAATATCCTCATAAGCAAGTGAACGCGACACCTTGAACAAAGCCATATCATACTGCACGAGGTCATTGTCGAGTTTCGACGGAAACTGTAGCCAATAGGCATAAAGTCCTCGGATGCGATGAAGGCGCACAAGAACAGACTCGGCGACTCTGAGCTCACGAAGTTCAGCGTCGTCGAGAGTGACATAACGAGAATATTGATCGAGGTTGATCGGTAGCATATTTGAGCATTGAATTAAGAGTTGATGGCAGACTGTGCAACAGCGAGAAGTCGTTGACATTCTTGGATAGAGTAGGGTGAACCTGCCAAAGCAGTGACATGTATATTGCTTCGAAGTTCAAGAGCTGTGATCGATGTTCCTCTGATGTAGGCTTTACGTGCAGGATGTCCTACTGTTGAAATGTCATCACACAGCGTGCGCTCCTCAATGCCCAAGAGAGCTGCTATCTCCGTTGGTGTCATCATCTCTCGAGCATGCTTCTCTATCTCTGAGAGCAAGTTTGTTGAATAGTCCATTCAATTCGACAGATTTGTCGACGACATCCCTGAGGCCAGTCAAAAGCGAGTAGAAAGCAACTGCATCTGTAGTGATCATTGTACACTCAGCTCTGTCGCCGTATGTTTGGTTCTGAGAGCTGATGACCGACACTGTACGGTCAGCTGTCTTAATCAAAACAATCTTTGAGTGGTTCTGTGCCAGATGCACATGATCAAAGCAACTTTGCATCAGCCGATAAAGCTCCACCGTCTTACGGGCTGCTTTAAGATCGGCAACGAGCGTTGCGTTTTTTATCAGATTTTTGCGTCTCAGACGTAGAAAGCCAGACAGGAAAGCGTCAGAAGTTGAAAAAGTTGAAACATAAACGTCAGCACGCCCGGTCTGTTTGAGAATCCATCCGAGCAGACCGAGCGTGTGCAACCCAGTACCGAGATAATACTGGGTCGAAGCATCACTCAACGGGCGGAAGGGACAGACCTGCCTCATTGAGTTTGTTTTTAAGCTCATCGCCAATAGGAGCAGCGTTGTCCGTGAGTATAGCTACACGCTGCTTCACCTTAGCCAGAAGCATGTTATAGTCCTCGAGAGCCTTTGTCGCATCATCGGAAGCAAGAGCCTCACGATGTAACTCAATGAGTCTGTCTGCGTTCTTGGTAATGTAAGACCGGGCGTTTGCAATGTCTTTAGCTATGTCGACTGGTGATGGAGCTGCGTCATCAGATGTGTCATCAGACTTAGAGGAAGCTACATAGTTGTCGTAACGCTCGAGCTCACGCTTGTAAGTATACCACAAATCTTTGAGCTGCTTGAGGTATTCGTAGCGGTCGCAAGGCTTCTCGATAGCCAGAAGGGTATTGTAAAGCTGTTTTATCTTGAACCAACGCTCGCGGTTCTCTGCCCAGACATTACGCACATCCTCGGGCAGACTGTCGTGGTCTGGACGAATTCCGGACGCAGGTGGTGCCGACTCAGAGTTCTTAGGCTCGTTACAGCCCTCTTCTCCTTGTTTGCCTTGACCATGATCCATGTTTATAGCGTCAGCCACTTGTGGTATCAGTTCATCGGATAGAGCTTTTACATCCTGAGCAGTCATTTGTTCAAGACGCATAGGCAGAAACTTCTGCAGCTCATAACGGATTTTAGACTCGAACCTTGCAGGACGGCGCAAGATTGTCTGATACATGGCCATGTTTCGCGTGAGTTTCAGAACCATCTCTGCACCGCGGCGTAGAGACTCTTCGTCATGAGTCTCTTCAGCAAGCCATGCTTGCATGTCTTGAGTGAGTTTGTTGTCAATCATAGTTACAAAAAGAAGGGCAGCCATCACGATCGCTATCGTGAGGACCGCCCATGATTTGAATATTAACCTCTAATAATTTATAAAGAAAGAGCCTTAAGCTGAAACGACAACAGGAAGACCTGTAGCGCCAGAAAAGTCACCATTCTCCGTCTCGATCTTGCCAGGATAGAAAGGAGCAGGATACTCGTCGTCTGCAACAGCCTGAATCGTTGTTGAGTTGGTATCTGTAGCAGCCTTGCCTGTATCTTGAGACAGAGACAGTTCAGGAGTGAAAGCTTCTGAACCGATCATGCGAGCTTTTCCATTGCGTTGCACGAAGAGATATACCATCTCATCGTTGTTAGCCTGTGCAATATAGCCAGAGATCTCTTCTTCAGTACCAGGAGCTACAGCGGAACCAGTGACCTTGAAAGTTTTAGATCCAAATGTTCCCTGCGACTCAACCTGTAGCTGCGATTCGTTAGGAATAAGAGCAATCTTATGCCATTTCTTGTCGCTTGCGAGTTTAAAATCGCCTGTATACTTAGCAACCTCGGCAAGAGTCTTTGGAGCTTCAGTACCAATTGTGGGCCAAGTCAGAATGTCATTCTTGGAAATGCCATAGAGATAGCCACGAATACCAGGCAGTGACTTTTTGCCTGGGCAGAAATTAATGTCGCTGTAAATAGAGTCAGCGCCCGTACAATTTGTTGCCATATATGAAATTTTATTGGTTTAGAAAGGACAAGCAGCCGGGCATTACACCCGACCACTTGTTTATATATAGAAAAAAGCGACCACTCTCTTAACCTGCGTTCTTACGCCAATAGCGTAGCATGTCAGGTGAAACCGTTTCAAGCTGTACACCGAAGAAGTAGTTCATGACGAAGTCCACGTCGTAGTGATTCTTCAGCGATTTCTCTACAAGGAACGTCTCATCATCGGTCTTCTGGTTGTAGAGGAGATAAGCATTGTTCTTTGGGGTGAGCATCATGAAGTCGTTCGGCACACAAGGCAGAGGCACGAACTCAACATTGCTTGCACCGTCAAGCGTCTTCTTATCATACGTCTGGTTGTAAGGCAGAGAGCCGTGGTTGGTCTGATAAGCCTCTGTGTAGAAGTGATAAGCTTGGTCACTCAAGAACAGTTTGAGCTGTTGAGAGTGTAGCTTAGCAGTAGCAAGAGCGTTGCCTACCTCATTCCAGTAAAAATCCTTGATGATGTCTTCAGCATTGTCTGCTGTGATAGAATCTTTGCCTTCAACGAGGTTGCCGATCTCCTTAGAGATCAGCACTTTCTGAAGTGCGTTTGTACCCGCAATATCGTTCTCGAGAATAGTCTGGAATCCGTTGAACCACTTTGCCGTCTTTGTAGAATCAGTAGAATCGTGTTTAGCTGTGAACGAGTTCATCAGCATGTTTTCGCCCACCTTTTTGACAAGATATGCGCACACCTGCACAACGATAGGCACATTTTTCAGTGCGTCGCCCTTGGTCACATTGCTACCCCAAATAGACTGGTAAATAGCGTTAGGGTCAATGCCCTGCACGATGTTTCCGAAGAAAGTTTCAAACACACGAGGAGTAATTGTCACATCAGCATCTTCGAACTTTGTCTTTGAGTAGTTGCTGATCTCGGCGTTGGCAGCCATCTGGCTAACAGTCTCCTTGTAGCGGATGCCTGTGCGCACATTCATGTGCTGTGCAAGAGCCTGCATGGCCAAGAAAGGCATGACAATAAAATCCTTGCGATAGGTCTGAAAAGTTGTTGAAAGCTCTTGAGCTCCATATGTAACATTACCTACTTTAATATCAGCCATTTTTACACGTCTTTTATAAGGTTAAACACATCGTTAGCGGTGAAGGTGCTGTTTTCTTCTAAAGGCTTCTCGTTGGTGGTATCACCAGCGGCCCTCTTAAGAGCAGCAATTTGTGTGTCCTTCTCCTTTAGCTCATTCTTAGTC